TAGACATTTCTAGGTAGTCTTCAAAACGTAATCTTGTTTCAGATTCAGCTTTTAAATACCATAAGAAACCTCCTTGACCAGACTCAGTAGCTACTTCAACCCATCCAATCTGAGCAGTGTCAGATCCGTTGATAGCATACTTGTCTTTAATGATAATAGGAGAGTTAGAGTATTGAGTGAAAGAAGGCGTTACAGAAATTCTGTTAGCATCTCCAGTTCCTTTTCCGTACTCAGATCCGTATACAAAGATTTTAAGGTTTGGTCCACCAGTTACTAAATCTACTTCAGCAGCTCCAGCTCCAGTTCCATCTAAAGCTTCTTGCGAATAAGGAGCAACAGTTAATACACCAGCACCTAATGCACTTCCAGGAGTAGCTCCAGAAGCAACAACGTAACAGTTTAATTCTGCTCCAGTTGCTGGATTCATTACTACGATTGTAGAACCAGGAGATACAACATTCTCAATAAGAGTTGCACCAGCTCCACCAACAGGAATAGTTAAAGTAGATACTTTAGCTCCAACAGCTCCAGCTGCAGTTGCTATTACATTCTCGTAAGAAATGTGTAATCTATTTTGCTCAGACCATACTACTTGGTCAGAAGTCATTGGCATTTCAGCTCCTACCATTCTTAAGAAACCACCTAAAGTTCTGTTTCCATAACGCTCTACTTCAGCTTCATAGATTTCTGGTAAGTACTGTTGTGCGAAATCATTCGTACCATCAGTAAAGTTTAAATAATTGCCTTCTAAGGCTTGCTTTTTTTGCGTTGGGATTAAACTTCCAAACGCTGGGCTTACATTTGCCATAATTTTTTAATTTTTTTAGTTAAATTTTTTTGTTTTAATTCTAAGTTTAGAAGAATCATAACCGCTTATTGACTTAACTTTTATTCCGTTCACGAACTCACTAGAGCTAGTTTGCCTTGGCTCTGTACTTGGATTTTTAGAATTGCTAACTATCTCTTTAGTAGCATCTGTTCGTCCTTGTTCATAAAAATGATTAATAATTTTGTCAGCATTTGAAGCGATGTAAATAGCCTTGTGATAACCTTTCGTATCTTTTATATTACCGCTTTCGTCAAGAAACTTTCCTACGAAATTGTTAATGCTTGATTGGTTCTCTGCAACTTTATTAGGATCTTGTAAACCATATCTAAACTTCTTTTTACCTACATTGAAGTCAAAACCTTTGAATTCATTAGTAAAGTAATCATTTGTTTTTGATTTAAAGTCCGAATGCTGTTGCTCAGCTATCTTCTGATCTTCTTGATATCGGTTGAAAAACTCTGTTGCTTTTTGTTGTTCCTGAGTAACGCCGGGTCTCAACTTGATTTCGTCGTAATATTTACTCTTGGTTTTTTCCAAAAAGCTTTTAGCTTTTCCAACTTCTTCTTTAAACGCAATTTTCTTTTTGCGTATATCTCTTTCCTCATCTATGTCCTCATCATAATCGTAGTCTTCTAATAGTAGGCTAACGTCATCTGATTCTAGATAAGGTTTTGTTTGTTTGTAATATTCTTTTAATAATGTTTTATCATCAACATTTGAGTAGTCTGCGTTTAATCTAACGTAGTCTTCCACTGATCCACCTGTTTCTTCCATGAAAGTAACAAGTTTATCTATGTTTTCGGGTAATACTCTTTGCTCCGCTACTGGTTGAGATTGTTGTTCAATAACTTTTTCAGGTTCTTGAGTAGGCTCTTCGTCTACAATTTCTATAATACCATCTTCTTGTTCAACCTCTGGTGTATCGTTAACGACTACAACGGGTTCTTCAACCGCATCTTCTTTAACTTCTGGTATTACTACCTTAGCAACTTCTTCAGCTACTGGTTCTTTTACTTCATCTATGTTAACCTTTATAGGCTCGTTAGATTGATTACCTAATTTTTTAGGACTTGTTTTCTTGGATTTAATTTTAAAATCCCCTTCTTGTTTTACTTCTGACATAATATAATATAATTAAATAATTGTTTAGTATCACCTAGGCTCGAACTGTTCTAGTCCAAAACCACCTAGATTATCATTACCAGCGGATTCAAAATCCGTAGGTAGCAAATCATTTTGTCTTTGATTTATTAACTCTGATTGTTGTGTTCCTTGTATTCTAACTCTTTTATCTTTTCTATCTTCTGTAGCAGCTTCTTTCTGCTTTTGAACATCAGCTTGAGCTTTAGCTAATTGAAGCTGGTAGTTAAACTCTTCAGCCATTAACTCTCTTTTTATTTGAGCTTCAGTTTGCATTCTTTGTATTTCAAACTGCGACTTAGCTTGCTCTATGCTTACCTTCTCTTGAGTGAGTGCTTGTTGTTTTTGTACTTCAGCCATAGCGGCTTTTTCCGCAGACTCTGCATTTGCTTGTGCTTGTGCTTGAATATTAGCTTGTTGCTGTTCTTGTTCTCTTTTTATTTTTTGACTTTGTCTCATCTTTAAGAACTGATTAGCTAGCTTTATGTTCTTAATATCTCTAATATCTATAGCGTCAGATAAAGCAATTGCTTGTGTTTGTAAAGCAACTTGTATGTTTTGTTCTAATAAAGCTTTTTCTTCATCCTCTGGTTCTAGTTCTAAGTAAATACCAAAATCATGAAGCTGCAAATTAATTAATTCTTCTAGAGTTTTTGTATTAAACGTGCTTATAGCGTTTGTTAAAGCGTTTTCAGTTAAAGGGTTTTCAATAACATCAGCTACTTTTAAACTTATATTTTCACAAGTTCTAACCGTTAAGTACAGCAAAGAATCTAATACATGCTTGGTTGCAATATTAGAAGCGTTAGCAGCCATTTTTTGCAAACCTAGCAATGAATCTTTATTTGGAGCGCTACCATCTCTAGCTTCATTTAGTCCGGTCACATCTCTTATCATTTGTAAATAGTATTGATATGTACCTATTAAACTTTGTATTTTTGCTTGACCGCTTGAAGATGATAATTCTTGCACAGGTACTTTACCTCTATTTAATTCACCGTCTTGCGTAAGTGACCTACCTACAACAGAACCTGTTTGAAAGTACATGTTTAACGCTTCAGCTGGATTGTATGTTGTGCCATTACCCAAATCGACTTCTGCTAAACCATCCATATCTAAGAATACACCATCTGGTACTATCCTAGACATCACTTGTTGTAATTTAAGATGCGTTATCTGTATCATATCAGCAAAGCTAGTAATTTTACTAACTATAGATTCTATGCGTCCTTTGTACATTCTAGGTGCAGATATACAGTAATTCATCATTACCTTTGTAGTATCAGCCGTGGGTCTAGTCATATTTTGAGCCAACTTCCACTCTAGCATTATATTCGTACCTAATACTTTTGCCCCTGAATATAACACCTCTATTGTTCTAGATATTCTGTCAAAGTTATCGTTAACTGGTGGATTAAATGTGTCAGGCTTTTCTAACGTTTTTTCTAACCCTTGATCTGTTTTCTTTATTTTAAATACCTGATCTGAGTATGTTTTGTATTCAAAGTATAAAACTTGAATAGTATTTTCATCGTAATTACCCCAGTTAGTTACATACTGAGAATTACCAGGCATGTCCTGTATTTTTTCTAATTCAGCTGGTGATAAATTTGGGAATTGCTTTTTAAGCTCTGCTAATGATATAGACTTTACTTCACCTACATAATATATATCTTCAAAGTTTGGGTCTTCTGTGTATGAATAAATCATATTAGCAGGATCAACATAGTCAGTAACTATACCCTCTGACTTATTAAATGATGTTTTAACAGCTCCAATGCCTATGGTTGTTAAATCGTGTGCTAAACGTTTTTTCGTCTCATTATACTTGTTAAATGAAAGAACATTGTTTATAACCTCTTCTTCAGCTATCTCCACGTTCTGCTTGTAAGTCATCTGCATATGTATATCAAGCTCTTCTTTACTTTGAGGTAAAGCCTCTAAGTCACCTGTCATAGAAAAGTCCATTCCTAGGTTTTGCTGTATGTTTTGTAAAGCTTCTTTAGTATTCATATCTCTCTCAACAGCTGCAGCATAATCAGTTCTACTTTTAACAGAAAAAGGATCTTGAGCAAACGCACTTATTTCATAAGTTTTATTTGACATTCCATTTACAACAATATCAACAAATTTTGATATAACTGGTATTGGTTTCCAATCTAAATTAAGATAAGATAAATCACCGTTTATAGACAACTCATCTTTGTACTTTTGTATTGATTGCTCTCCTCTAGCGTATAACCGTAATGAGTGAAAGCTATTCCAATTGTTTAAGTATCTATTACCATTACCTCTTCCTTGATTGAACCACTCTTGTTCAATAGCTCTAGAGACTTGTAAGCCGTAATCGTAACTAGCTTTTACTTCGTCGCTAACAACCTGGTTAGGGAAAGAACTATCGGTATTTGTTTGTATTTTCATTTATCTTAATATTTTAGACGTAGAACCTCTATTGTCATATCTTTTAATTCCTAAATCGTAAACCTTTTTTTGCACTGGACTAACCGGTGAATATAAGTTTTTGTTACAAGCCATTATTGCTAACCCTGAGCTTATAGAAGCATCGTGCTTTGTTCTATTGTTTATATTGAATTTACCCCAGTCTTCTAATGTTCTTTGAAAGTACATATCTCCATAACCGGCTTCTGTTCGTCCAACACAAGTTTCTATGTATGATTCTATAGCTGCAGCGTGTGCTTGCTTTATATCTTCACTGGAGTTTGGTATACCACCTATTTCTCTTTCAGTTACAGATAATTTGTTTAATCTTTTATCAGGTCTGTTCATTGAAAAACCTCTATAACCTCTTCTTTTAAAATGATACAGTAATCTAGGTTTGTTATTTTCCGCAAGTAACGGCATACCGTAAAATATGCAAGCCATTAATACATCTTCAAAAAATATCTCAGCAGTTTGAGGTCTAGCTATATATTCTAAAAAGAATCTATTAGGCGGAACATCTTCCATACTAAACTTAGTTAAACCGTGCAAAGCTCCGTTAGAACCTCTTTTATCAACCGTACCTGATATATCATAACTGTCACACCCAAAAGCGCCACAGTGTTCGTTACCTGGATATTTTGTATTACCTTTTACTATAACTCTATTTTGCATCTGTACAGGTGGTACCCAACTAACGTTGAACCTACCGTTTTTGTTTGGCATAAATATCACCTTAGTGTCTTTTATACCGTTTTCCCACATAAAACTTCCAGTGGTTATTATCGATGTATTTCTAAGGTCTTCGTTATAATCTATTTGTTCGTATATCTTTGTTAAGTTAAACAGAGATTGTTTTGCTTCATCTCTAAAAGCGTGTTGCTCTGTTCTTGGAAATTGACGATAGTATTCGTTTAAACCGTCTTGATCTCCTTTTAATCCTTCAACTTCATTGTTCCAGTATTCAATTACACCTTGTTTTATAGGTGATCCGTCAGGTCCTTCAACTGGTTTTTTTGGCGTTTCAAATACAGGAAATCCATAAGAATCAATGTATCCCTCGTAGTTCCATTCCATAGGAATGAACAAGCTATAGAGTCCCGAACGAGTCTGTCCATTTGCATTTCTTTTTGTTGCGTCGGAGTCATAGTATAGTTTTTTAAAGTTCTCACCACCCTTGTCTAAAGCATTTGATGTACTACCCATCATACACTTACCTATAATTTTTGAACCTAATCTTAAACAAGTTTTTGTAACCCTCCAGTTATTTAATATGTTTGTAGGTCTTTCCCATT